CAAAAAGCGGATATAGTCGCAGTTGAGGAATGCTGAATGAAACTCGGCATGGTAGAGAAGGACAAACAGCCTTCTTTTGAAATCTTAAATCTCTTTGAGAAAGTCCGTGTCGCTTATCTATCAGCGAGACAAGACCCTAAAGAATACGGTGGTCGTTGGCGTAAAGCAGTTGAATTGATTGAAGAAACCTTTGAAGATTTAGATGCCGCAGGTAAAGAGATTAAAAATTATGTTAGCGTTAAAGAACTAAAAGACGAAGAGGTAAACAACCCTGAATCTTCTAGTGCTAAAACTCTTTACGAAAATGTGAAGATGTTAAGGTATGCTTCTGATTTAGTCGATGACCCATTCGCTAGAAGGTTCAAATATGAAGTTCTAGAAGAACTGCTATCCAGTCCTGAGTCTATGGTGAAGTTTGTTCACTATGCTCTAAGAAATGACGATAAAACTCTGCCCGATGAGGTCTACGAGATTAAAGACATGAAACCCGATGCAACTACGCAGGGTCTTACTGGGCTAGACCTAGAATCGGGAGATATTGCCCTCTATATTATTGAGCATTACGGGGATGGAAAAGACTCAAAGCGGGTAGAAAAGGAAGTTAATAAGGCTATGGGGATGTTAGAACTCTTAATGCTCTCTAGATACAAAGAAGAGGATTTAGACGAACTTAAGGATATTGAGAAGTCTGATGAAGAAAAGTCAGAAACAGAAAAATCATTAAGTGATTTCATTGTTCCTAATAAACCAATGTATAGAATATTTGATATTAAAGACATAGAAGAACTAAAAGGATTTAGTGGTGAATGGTATGTTCAAGAAAAATATGATGGTATGAGAATACAATTACATAAAATAGATAACTCTATCAAAGTCTTTTCTTATAATAAGAAAAACATCACAGATAAGTGTGAAGACATAGTAAAGGAATTAAAAGACAAACACTTTGGGAATTGTATTCTAGATGCTGAATTAATTCTATTTGATAATGATGAACCATTACATAGAGCAGACACTATTGCTCATGTATTTAAAAATAAATACAAAGATGCAATCCTTAAGTGCCATGTATTCGATATTATGCGACATGATGAACAGAATCTATTAGATGAGGAATTACAAGACAGAATGACAATTCTATTCAATAACTATTCTATACATTCATCTGATATTCTAAATTTTCCTTCAAAGAAAGATACTAGACAAGCAGATAACCTAAAGGATATTGATGAATATGCTAAGAAGATTATGGAAATGCCTACATCGGAGGGAGTAGTGATTAAAGACGCTACTTCTACATACTATGTAGGAACTAGAAAGAATCCTAAATGGATTAAATGGAAGAAGTTTGTAGACCTAGATGTTATTGTACTAGACAAGTCTAAGACAAAGAGTAATCTATATTCTTATACTCTAGGCATATCTACTAATGAAGAAGAAGGTAAATTCATTGAAGAACTTCAGGGTAAGAAATACATGAATGTAGGTAAGGCACTTAATACTAAAACTAAAGTAGATATTGGGAGTATTGTTAGAGTACAAGTAGATGAAGTTAAGAAAACAGGTGAAAGATACACTTTGTTTTCTGCTAAGGTTATTGAAGTTCCCGAAGTAGAAGAACCCGATAAGGAAGTAACACTAGAGTTACTATCGCAAGGAACAAAGAAATCATTAAACTACTCTATAGAAGCACTAAAGAAAGGAGTGAGAGTAACCGACCATATTCACGGAGAGGCTACTGTTATTATCAAATCTAATATGGATGGCTTTACTATCTATGGTTTTGAAGAAGATAACCTAATGTCTAAGAACGCACTTAAAGACATTGATATGTGGAAAGCACAAGCAGAAGAGATAATGAAAACTAAAAGAGGTAAACTTACTGTTGCTATATTTGATTTCTTAAAGAGAATGGGTGCTAAAACGATTAAAGAAGTACATAACTATTTAGTGGGAAAGCAAGGTTCATTGTATGAAGATATCCTAGATAGCCAATATTCTGAACTACAGGAATGGGCTGAGAAAAGAGATGGTATAGAGTTTGAAAATAAAAAACTATTTGCGAATCCTTCTAAAATTATGGCTAGTGAGGAAATAAAGAAATACAAAACTCCTGATGAGTATAGAAATGGAGAATTTAAAATATATATTAGAAAGGACAGTAACATCAACATAGTTATGAAACTCGGTGATGATTCAATAAATTGGCTAGTAGACTTACAAGACGAAGAAGAACTCTTTGATATGTTTGGTAAAGCGGGTAAATATCCTGCGGAAGTTGCTAAGACATTTGATAGAGAAAAGGTCATTGATTCGGGTTCAGTAGAACTGGGTGTTCAAAGACACGGCTATCATGAATACTTTTTGAAGGGAAATAAGTTTGAAACTAAACTTCACATTAGAGTTATACCTGTTAAAGGAAATAAAATGTGGCTTGCGTGGACTGGTTTTGAGCAGAAACCAGTAGAAAAAGATACTGATGATGGCATTTGGAATATCTACGAAGATAAGAATAATGACCTAAGAATCCCAAGAGAAGAATAGTGTTCTTTAAATAGTCTATTATCATAAGAAGGGATGAGGCAAATGACACTTCTCATGAAGCGTGACACTAATGACTTTAAAATAATAAAGTCAAATGATGAGTTAATGATAGGTGGATATGCTTCAATAGAAATCGTAGACAAACAAAATGATTTAATCACACTCAAAGCACTACAAGAAGCAGTAAACAAATACATGGAGAACCCGAAGTTTAGAAACGTAATGACAAATCATTCAAATGTTCAAGTCGGGGAAGTAGTAAAATCATATAGAGATAAAAATGGAAAGATATGGAAAACCGAAGTGGATGATGTAGGATTTTTTGTAGTAATAAAATTAAGAGACGATATAGAAAAGGCCAAAGAAATTAATAGAGGCGTTAGAAAAGGTTCATTGAGAAGTTTTAGTATTGGAGGACAAGCATTACAAAAAGTAAAGAAAAGTCATCCAGAATTAGGGCAATACAATGAAATAAGTAAATTAGAACTACATGAAGTAACAATCTGTGAAAAAGGAATAAACCCAGAAGCACGATTTGATATTTTAAAACAAGATAAAAAAACAAAAACAAAAAAGGAAGTTAAAGATATGACCAAACTAGAAAAAGCATTAGAAGAATTAGACGCATTGATGTCAGAAGTCAATACGTTGAGAAAAGAAGACGAAGAAGAAATGGAGCGTATGGCTATGCCCGAAGAAGAAAAGATGATGGAAGAAGAGAAGATGGAAGAAGAAGAAGCAATGTCTTACAAAGAACTAGAAGAAACTGAAAAAGCAGTAGTTTCTACTCTTGATGGGGCAGGTGTTGAAATCGGAGAACCTGCTGATAGAATCGTTATTGACAATGGAAAGCCTAAAGCATCTGATATGCCAGTTGTAAAGGCGTTCGGGAACAACGAACTAGAAACTCTAGATTTGTCTGTTGGAAACATTGAGAAGGCTTACGAAGCATTCCGTCAAGAACAACTTGAAAAGTTGGCTTACGATAACTTGCAAAAGTCCTTTGCAGATAGATTCGCTTCTGAAAAGAACAACCGTGAGGATGTTCTCGCTAAGTCTCGATATGATGCGGCTTCTGAGATTGCTTCTCTTAAGAGCGAATTTACACAACTGAGAAAGTCTTTGACTGCTGAAAAGGAAACAATCCTAAAGGCTCAAACAGAGGCTTCTATCACACTCCCTTCAATGGAAGATTTGGCCGAAATGGAATGGTCGGATATTCACAAGATGGCAGGAGGTCTTTAAGATGACAGGATATATAAACACAATTGCAGATTTGGAAGCACAAACATACGGACTATCAGTTGGCGGAGCAAATAATATGCTTCTAAAGACTGCTGGAGCAGTTACTGGTATTCATGGAGGACATGATGCAGGAACACAAACTTCTCCTTTAACAGGAATTGCAGGTAATCTGTACAATGTCCTTTACGGACAAAAGGTTTGGTCTATGCTAAACCGTGAAGTAAATGCTCTTTCTACTCTATCAAAGAGACCATACACTTCTAGTGGATGGAGAGTTCTATCAAAGAGACCTGCTGGTGGAAGCGGTAATTCCCATGCATTTACTCGTACTGGAACAGATTTGGTTGGTACAGATGCTCCTAGACTAGATATGATTGGTGGTGTTCCTGAGAACGCATCTCTTTCTTCAAGTGGAGATGGTCTAATTGCTATTGCACCCGAATACTCTACTCTCTTTATGAGTCCTAAAACAGTTGCTCACCAATTCGATTTCAGTGAACTTGCAATGGAAATGGCTCAAATTGATGATGGTATTGGCGATATTAGAGCGCAAATGCGTGAAGATATGGGTAAGCACCATGCAGAATCACAGAATCTAATGCTAGTCACTCCTTTGGAAGCATATCTAGATACAGATAAGTCAAATGCTTCTGCTGGAATAGCAAGAAACTACACCTCTCTATACAAGGTTATTTCTTCAAATGAAGAACTAGACAAAATGGACAGCGATAACTTCCCTGTTGGTTCAATTACTGGTGATATTACAGATGCTTACCATATTTACGGCTCAAACCGTGATAATGCTTCTTTCCTAGATTGCACACTTGATTTCGGTGATGGATATGCAAGTGGAGATTCTCGACCATTTACACTAACAATCCTTAACGGGCTATTGCGAAAACTCCGTGAAAACGGTGGTTCACCAAAGGTTATTCTAACAGGATATGATACGCTTCAAACTCTATCTGACCTCTTGCAAAGTCAAGAGCGATTTATGGATAGAAAGGAAGTAGTGCCAACTGTAAACGGAGTTCGTGGAGTAAAGGGTGCAGAAGTTGGATTTAGAGTAGCAACATACTACGATATCCCAATTATCCCTGCTATCTCAATGCAAAGCACTTCTGTTGATACAGGAACTATCAGTGATATGCTATTCCTTGATACAGACCATCTATGGCTTGCAGTTATGAAACCTACACAATACTTTGAAGACGGTATCGCTAATGGAAACCCATTCGGTGTTGGGCTACTAGGAAACAGAGCATTGTATCGTACAATTGCAGAAGTTGGTTGTTCATACTTTAAGGGTCAAGGTAAGATTACCAACCTTAAGTGAGGTGTTTTAATATGGCACATACAGTTACATTAATAGCCGACCATAAAGGTTTTACTAAACCTAAAGTGGTTGGAGATGAATACAGAGTTAGGGCTAAAGTAAATATAACCACCTATCGAGAAGCAGTAGTTACTACTACTTGTAATCTTGTTGCTTCGGCAAACACGATTACTCGGGCAAGTGGAACTGCAATCTTTCAACCAACAGTAGGAAGACATATTCAAATTGACAACCCTGCGGCGGCTGGAAACGGTGGCCCAAACATTAAATTGGTTACTGCTACAACTACTACTGTAATTACAGTAGATGCAACAGAAGGCGGTGGAGTTTCGGATGACGCTTCAAACGATGAAATTGCGATTTCTCATGCTTTTGAGGCACTTACAGCGGCTGAGTTTGGTTTAAAATCAATTACTTCTATGAATGTTATTGGTCAAGAATCACTTCTTCACCAATTTACTCCTGTTGTGGGGGTTCTTGGAACTACTACTATGGCTAGTCCTGCTACTGAAATGGAACTAAGTGCAGTTGTTCGCTCTACTGGAGTTAATGCTGCTACTAGTGATTTAGGTTTTATTGTCGTAGAAGTTTGCGGAAACCTTTGAGGTGTTTAATTGCCTCAAGTTACCTTAAGCGAAGATGCTAGCATTACTCGATTAGAGACACCACATGGGACTATTCGTAGAAGAAGTCCTATTAGTGTTCCTTCTGATTGGGCTTTGCTTAGAATAAAAGACTCAAATCTGATGTTTACCTTTGTCGAAGAAGATAGAAAAGATGTATTAGCAACCGATGAAAAGACTTTGGGAATTCTAAGTAGAGTTATGGGAGAAGAATTAAACAAGTCTTCTGACCTATGTTCTCTACTACTTCCTAAAAAGGTTAAGTCGAAGTCTGCTAAAACTACTAAGAAATCGCTATTAGCGAAGTCTGAGTAGGAAACATTAAGAGGGTCATCCCTCAATCATGGAACACGGAGAGTCTCCTATGAGTGCGTGTAGAACCAGTTTTGTCCAAACATCTAGTACGATGGTTACTGTCGGTCAATGCCGATTAGTTTCCATTCATGCAGTCCTAACAGGAAGTAACCCAACCACTATCAAGGTCTATGATGTGGCTGAATCAGGAGATGCGGCGGCGGCTAATGAATTGGCTAGAGTGATAGTGCAAGCGGCTTCAACTGGCGATACTATTGTTGAGTTTGATATGCATGGTGTAATAGCAGTTAATGGTCTTTATCTAGAAATAGCAACTGGTTCAGGAATTGGTGCGGCTGTTTCAGTGGAATTTAGTTGAGGGAACACAATGGCGGCATTGAATACAGATACACGACTAGTAATGACTATTCTATTCGTTGGCGTACTAAGCGGTGCTAACGTATTCTTCTATGCTAAATACGGGGCTACGTTCCCATATACTCCTTTAGCCCATGCTGCTTTATTTGGTCTTATGACTATTGGCAGTGTTATGGTAATGAAAGCATTATTTGATTTGGCTCTCAATGATAAGATTGAGATGTGGCTACTTGATAGAAAAATTGCGTCATACTGGGAAAGAAAGTCCAGAGATGAGCAACAAAGACAAAAGATGCGTGAAAGTGCAAGACAATTTGGTGTTTCTACTCCTTTTTATCAACCACAAATGCAACAAGAAGATGATAATTCAGTAGGAAGTGAATTTTTAGCCACCCTACAATGAGGTGGTTAAATGGTCGTTGGCGACATACTCGGTTTCTCCGATTCTGATTATGCTTATAATCAATCAAGAGCGCATTCCGCAGATATGTTCTTTCAAAAAATGAGAATGTGGTTTTGGGGAAGTTTCTTCACATTGTCAGCATTCTTAATAGGTAATATTATGGGTGTTTTTGACATCAATATTATGGGCTATATAGTAGATAAGTTATGGAATAGTTGGTGATTAAATGTCATTGATGACAGGTTTTGCAATTCTCGTTGGTGAAGCAGTCATTGGCTTTTGGAAGAAAGTCCACGCTATTAACTTTGGAGTATATGGTGCTACAATGGTTGGTAAAACTACTTTAGGCCACCAATTAAGAACTAGAGGAGAAGTACCCCAAATAAATCAAAGAACTGTTGGTTTGCACAGAGCCAGTAGAAAAAACATTAAAATAGATGGGAATGTACATACGATTAAGAGTGCAGATATTGGTGGAGAAGCGATTTACTGGAAAGAATGGGAAAAGGATATGAAAAGTAGAAAACCTAAATACATTATTTTTATGATAGACCATCGACATTTAGATAGTACGGCAAATCTAGACCATCAATTAGCATGGAAATACTTAGTAGATTCCATAATTTCAAGTACATGGTCAAATGGAAAAAAGAAAAGAGATTCAGATTACCCAATAGCAATAGGAATATGGGCTAATAAATATGATATATGGGGAGAGAAATACAAATCAGAAAAGGATATAGAAAAACATGAGATATTTGAGCCTTTTAGTTATGGTATGAGAAAGTTAAATGATAAAGGAATACCATGTTTTAAATATATAGTTTCAGCAAAATCAGAACCAGAGATGGTTTACAGAGGAATTACTACAATGATAAAGGATTATTGATTAATATGTGGTTTTATATTCTTAAGGTTGATGAATTTGTTTCTACAGGGAGTTCAGGTAGATATGACGGTTCTAAAGATAAAGTTAAAATAAATTTAGATAGGTTTGAAACTACTGATGAAAAATATAGCGATGATGATAGAATAGCAGAATTTACAGATGTGGCTACTCATGAATATGTACATAGAGAGTTTAACAAAGAAATGCCTAATTATGTTAGTGATAGTATAGATAAAATACAAGAGATGATAATAGAATGGTCAAACAGCCTTGATTCTCCTACAGTAACATTACAAGATATTACAACTCAAATTATGAGTTTAGCCACTAAACTAATAACTGATGAAAGTTTTGCTCATATGACTATGCAAAGATTTGTAGAGGCGAATGATGAGAAAAATGCTTACCCTCCAAGAAAAAGATTATATCTCTATATTAGTAGATGGTTTGATAAGTTATTTACTACTCTAGCAGGATATGGAGAAAAACCGTTTATAATTTGGCATAAAGGCTCCGAAAAAACTAAGCGAAAATTACTGATTCATTTTAAAAACATAATGGAAGAAATAAAGTTGAAAATAACAAAAATGCCAGTAAAAGGAGAGAGATAGTATGTACCAACAACAAATAATAGGACAAGAAATGAATGGATTTAACCCAATGTTAAATCCCATTGACCAAGCAAGAACAGCAGGACAAGTTACTGAATATAAGTTTATTTCAGTTAAGCCGAAAGCACAGAAGAAAGAACTAATTAAAGTTCTATTACCCGAGTATAAGAGTTTTTTATTCTTTTCGGTAGGTAAAAAATTCAATCTAAAAGATAGATGTGTAGTGTGCGGGATGCATCATATTTGGGAAGCAGGAGATTACTTACGTCCTCCTATTCCCTTAGAGAAAGTAACGAAAAGCAGACCACTAAAAGGTACATATTGCCCTAAACACTCTGCTATGTTTATGCAGTTTGAGATGCTAGAACAACAGATATTGGCAGACAAACATGGTTTAGATTTCAAAGCCTTTAGACCAAAGATGCCAAAGATGCTTACATCAGCCCCAGTCAAAAATCTTTCTAAGCAAGATATCGTTGCTCTAACTGCGGCAGGTTATTTTATTAAGCCACCCACGCTAGGAGATAATAGGTCAGCCACTAATGAAGCAATAGAAATTGTCGGAGAAATAAACATATTAACCGATAGACTAAATTATCTTATGATTCATCAAGGGGCTAGAGCAGAAGAACCAGTAACAGAAGTGGTGGAAGAATAATGTTAGGTACTAGCAATAAAACAGTTTTAGGTGCAGTTCAAGCACAAAATGATGCACAATTTAAGAACGTAAATAATTTACTTTCTTTGCAAGATAATCATGTCGAAGAGTTCTTTCAATATCATGGCGAATTGTTCCTAAGAGCATTTGAGAAAATGATGGAAGATGTTACTGAAAGAGTTGTAAGTCAAATGCTTGCTAAATTGGCTTTTAAACAAGAGGGTGGTAGACTATCCGTTGATGCAGATTCCTTAAGAGAATACGAGAGAATTACACAAGAAAATATAGAACTAGATATACAGCAGATTCTGGCTACTGCTCTTAATTCAGAAGTTATTAATCAAAGAAAGATGGCTAAACAACAATATCTTGAGTCTCAAGGATTTAGTGGTGGTGGCATACAACAAATAACACAACCAACCGCAGGTATGGCAGTAGCAGGATTAACAGGACAAACACAACAATATCAACAAATGCAAGGAGCAGTAGGTAATGGTTCAGGTTATCCAATTCCTCCATCGGGAACAGATGGATATGGCCGCCCTTACTGGATTGACCAACAAGGACAGATGAGTTACGAGCCTCCTCAAAGTGGATTAGGGCTAGGTTCTGCAATCCAAAAGGGTGCTGCATGGGCTAAGTGGTTAATGTGAGTGAGCCAAATGGTAAACTACAAATTTGAATGGAACGATAATACCAGTCTTTATATTGACGAAGATAGGCAGAATTTAGTAGATGGAATAAAAGAATATCTTTATTCTGCTGATGATGAAGCCGCTACAGGCAAAATATTAAACCAAATAAATGTTAATATAGATACTCTTGAGAATAAAGGACAAGAGCAATATTTCTTAGATGATGTTTCTGAGATAGTTACGGAACTATTAGAAGAAGATGCTTTAGAATTTCTAAAGTCAAGCGGTGAAGCATATCAATTATATCTAAAAAATATTGGAAAAGAAACAGAAGATAAGACTGTTAAGAAATACCAATTGAAAGATTTATTGGATTCTGAGGCTTACAATGATTTGATAGGATGGTCAAATCTAAAATTCGGAAGAGACATTTCTTTCGATAACCCGAATGTGAATCTCCCTGCTTTTGATTATGCTACTTTTTGTAGAGATGCTAAAATTCCTCAATATATGGTAGAAGCAGTTAATATTCCTATAAGATTAAAAGTCTCTATGAAGTCTAAAGATAATAGATTGCATATGGAAAGGGCTGTAGAACAATATAGGGAAGAGAAAGACTCTAAAGAAGAGTTAAAACAAAAAATAATTAGTAACATAATTAGACTTTGTGCCTTTTCGATATCATGGAATATTAAGGGTGATGAAAAACACCATGCAGAAGTTTTTCTTCCGCCTAAAAGAGTAGGTGGAACGGATGTTTTTCAGGAACTACAGGATGCTAAAAGAAGAAAAATTAGAAGAGAGAATGTAGGTTCGGGACAATGGAGAATGGAAAATAGCGACCCTGTATTCAGTAATGGTACTGTATCAGAAGAAAATGTAGAAATAGACGGGTCTGATTTAAATGTGGATGTATTGGATTGGCTTGATAAAAACTTCGATAAGGAAGTTCTCTCTGGCAAAATAGAATGGGAAATAAAAATAAAAGGAACTGCCATAGAAGATTCTATTGATGAGTATGTTGATGGGGATTTTAAAACAGATTATCTCTCAGGAAATACCGCACAGCAAAGAGAATTAGATACTATTTATGCTTTTAAATATAAATTACAATTACTAAGACCTGCAATTTCTAAAAAAGAAAAGCCTAAAATGAAAGCAGGTCAAGTAGATTATGACGAGGAAGGACTTCCTGTTCCTAAAACCAAAACTTTTCAATCTTCGGGAATCGCAGGATATAGACTAGAAGAAGGCGACACTCCTATAGGTAAAAATGATTATGCTGAAAAGGGAGAAAGAATTACAATTTATCGTTTAAAGGAAAGTGCTAGAACACAACGCTCCGCAGATAATAAATTAAATCTCAGAACTAGAATAATGATGCCAGAAGAATATGAGCAATTAAATGAAGGCCAAAGAAAACTATATGATGAAACTACTTCTGTTGATTACAAAGGAAACTATATTAAAAAGGGTGCATATAATCGCCTAAATAAAAAAGACAAAGCAGATGCTAGAAAAATAGAAGTTACTCCTGAAGAATACTCAAAGATGGGTTCTTTTAAACAACAAGGGTATAAACCTATATCGGGAGAAAAACAAGTATATCCCGATACTCCTGAAAATAGAGAAAGAAATAGAGTAGGGGAACCTAAGATGGTTACAGTTCCTGAAAGAATGGAGCCCGAAGAAGAACCCGAAGAGGAAAATAAAGATAAAGAAACCGAAGTTAAATCTAAGAAAACTGTAGAAGAAGCATTAGAAGCGGCTAAGGAAACATTAAAAAATTCAAGAATCAAAATAACAAGATACTCTAATAAAATGGGTAAGTTTGACTTTAGCCCATATTCTAGACAGGGAGAAAGAGAAAACGAACCAATGAGAGAACTAATAAGTGAATTCAGAGCAAATCTAGTTTCTTTAGAAAGAATAGGAATTAACATAGAGGAAGTTTAATATGTCAATAACAAACTCTCCAAGTGATTATACTGCTATTGCTCCTAGTTATGGAGATGGTTATGGTTATTATACTGATTATAAAGCAGTTGCTGATTTACTGCAACTTCCCCATTTTGACTCTTCTGCTACTTATCCAACAAGAGCAATGGTTGGTTCTATTATTAAAAGAATAGAAGGAATGGTAGATGATAAAGTTAAGCGTTCTTTTAGACCAATTATAACTCAAAAGGAGTTTCATAACTTTGAATACCGAAATCATCCAGCATCCACACTATACGGTGGATATGTGGGTTTTATTCAGTTAAAACAAATGAAAGTTCGTAAAGTAGTTTCTTTGTTAGTTTGGTCTGGAAGCGGATATAAAGAGATTGCATCTGCTCAAGCAAAAGTTACGCTATTAGAAAACTATAGAGATATGTATTCATTGCGTCTTGTATTACCTAATACTGGAGTTTACTTTGAATTACTTGCAGAAGACGATAATGAGGGTGTTTCTAATGCAGAGTTTTGTACTACCTTCGGTATTAAAACAACTAATAGTGATTTAACTGCATTAATCAATGAATCTTTCCCTTCTACTTCTTTATACACTAGGGCTACTGCTGCTAAGAGCCTTACTGGGAAAAAATCAACTAACGATAGCACTACGAGTTTGGCCGTATCGGACTTTTTCTTTGCTCAAAAAGAGGAAGGAAATGGGGCTAACGTTCTCATTTCCTCTCTACTTTCGGGGGATGACGGCGCAGATTGTGTACTCCAAGCACTCATAAAACAATCCTGCACTACTGCAAATGCTGATGCTACTTTAACCGTAGCAGATTCATCTAAATTAGAAGTTGGTATGGTTGTAACAGGTACTAATATTGCATCAGGAACTACTACTATTGTTTCTATCACAGATTCTACTCATGTTGAACTAAGTGCTAATTCAACAGGAGCCGCCACTAATACTATTACATTCACTACTACTTCTGGAATACCGACAGTTTGCACACTAAGTAACTTTACAGATAAAGAAGATATGAGAAGAACAGGAGACTACTGGCTATTGAATGAAGAAGGAAGAATATTCTTCTTACAAGATTATCCATACCATACTCGCAATTCAATTATTGTTTCTTACATATCAGGAAATTCGAGAGTTCCTTCTGCTATTCATGATGCCACTACAAAACTTGTAGCGGCTGAAATACTGAGACATGATGACCAAAGCGTTCTTATTACTGAAACAGGAGCCAATATTGGTACTAAAGAAAAGTATGATATTCTTCGTACTGAGGCTATGGAAACTCTAAAGGGCAAAGCAGATATTGTTTATTTGATTGATTAATATGATAGAAATGAACCTACGAGTCTTTGATGACCTATTAAAAATAGAAAGAGAAAGACAATTAATCATGCAAGAATTATCACAAAACTTAGGAATAGACATATCATTTAGCGAAGAAGAAATTATGAACAATGCTCTATCCGCTTATGAAAAACATATTGATAAAGAAATAACAAAGGAGGTTGAAGGATGGATGAAGTCTCTCTTCTCATAGATTTAATTACTAATAATTGGTCATCTAATGCTTCTGCATTACAAAGTGCAGGTACTATATCTGCCTCTCATGCAGTTACTCCTGAGGTTATTGACATTAGAAGCATTACAAAAAACAAGGCCGCAAGAGTCGATTTAGGCAGATACCCTGCCACTATTGTTGTCTTTGAAGATTCACAAAATTTAGAATATCCGACAATACATTATGACGTTAGAAACGAAACATATTCCTTCACTTTGCATATACGAGTGCTACACGATGAACGTTCAGGTTTCGATGCCTCACACGGAAAAGACAGGCTAAGGGCTATATACTTGATACTTCGTAGAGTTCTTGAGAGCAAACGAACAGGCTACACCGCAAGTGATGGTTCAAAGTTTAATCAACTATTTGTCGGGTCAAGAAATGAAAGCAATGACAGAGGAAAAAAATTGTTCGGGTATAAAGTGACAGTAGAAGCAAAGAAATTCGCATTAACACTCCCTTAGTAAGTTTGTAAAAGGAAAGGAGAGATTAAAATGGTAAACACAGATGTATTTTTAGGAAGCGGGGCAAGTTTAACGTTTGTTCCAGAATTAGATTTAAGCCTATATTTAGACGTAACGAGTAATGACGCAATTACCTATAATGGGGTAGTGCAAACTGCAAAAGAAGTATTCGTGGTAGATGCTACTTTTTCTGATAGATACTTACTAGTTCCTGATTTATATATTGGTTGCACTATTGATTTATACGATACAACCGATACTGCTAATCCCGTTTCTAGTCATACTATAGTTGGAAATAATGGTACTCAAATTAAAATTACTCCTGCTCATACTCATACTATCGCTGATGCAGTCGATGTTGCCATTATTCGTTCTTATGGTGCGCCTTGTATTGGTGCTAAGGACGGCGCAGTTGCTCGACTAAATGCTGATAATTGGCTAGGGCTTCTTGAAACAGGAAGTTTTCCTAGTATAGAACAGGAAATGAAACAAATGAATTTAGTTCTTGGCGGCTCAAGAAACGTTACTCATCAATACAAAGGCATTCAAACTGCCTCAGGTGGAAATTTGGCATTTGTAGTTAATCATGGTGCTTGGCTCTACTACGCTCTTGGTGCTTGTTCAACAGTAAAGACTCGTTTTAGCACCGTTGGAGCAAGTGGTGTATATGCCGCCCCTAATGCGGGAGATGTTTTTATTAATACTCAAGATGCTTCCGCAGTTACAACATCAACTAATGTAACAACGCATAACAATACTGGCCCCATCTTCTATAAAACAGGAAATGGCGTGGCTTCTATTCTTCCTCCAGTTTTAGCAGGTTCAGATACTCCTACTGCTCTAGGTAAAGTTGTTGAACCATCTTCGGCTTCCTTTAGCGGAACGAATGCAAACGCTATCACCTATACTTTTATTGAAAATGATACAGCGGATTTGCCTTCCTTTACTTTAGAACATAGTATTTTGAAAACACCGACTACACTAACTACGGAGACAGGTAATGCTAGCGAATCCCAAAGTTTCGTTAGAATTGCTAGAGGTAATAGAGTAAATTTATTGACTATTACTGCTAATGAAAACGAAGAAATTAAAATGACTATGGATTTAAACACTAGCAATGTTCACAAGTTGGCAAGAACAGATGCTTATGAAGCAAGAAACGGGCAAGATACAAATGCCTCCTTGTTTAATTACCCGCTATCGGCAGATGCCGAGTTTTTAGAGCCTTTCTTCTTTTCTAGTGGTTCATTTAGTATTTTTGGACATCAATTTTTAAAGATAACTAATTTAACTTTAACCATCAATAACGCTATAGCAGATAAAAGATTTATTGGTGTTGGGAGTAAAAACATAAAGAAAGGTATTCCAGCACAAAGAACTTACGAAGTTTCCTTTACTGCTCTAGTAACAGATGATAAACTATTTGAAGAACTATTTAATCAAACAGAAGAAACTTCATCAGACTCTATTGCTAATGGCCTTCTAGATTTAACTTTTTCTAAATCCAATGGAGAAGAGATTAAAATTCAACTTAAAGATTACTTTTTAGACTCAGCCAATGTTACTGTTCCCGAAGATTTGGGGCCAGTAACAATAGAAGGAACAGTTAAGCCTAGAAACCTTTCCTTATGCACAGTTAAGACTCATTGGCTATTACAAGGGTGAACTCTATGGATAAGTGGGAGAAAAGAAAACTCTTTGCTGAAAAGGCTAAGAAAGTCAAGAAGGAGACTCCTAAAAAGAAACCCAAATCTAAGTTAGCAGAATAATATTCCACCAACACCGTTTGTTTGTTTGTTGGTATTAAAGGTGGATGAAATTATGGAAAAGAAAATTATAACCGATAAGAACGTGCTATTTGCACTAACAGAGCCCACGCTACATTATATCAAAGTAGCACCCGAAAGCGAAGAATATCTCAAGGTGTGGGTTAAAGAACCTACATGGCTTGAGGTTGATAAAGCCGTTAATAGCGTCATGAAGATTGATGCAAAGCGACAAGATATGGAATTAGACCTAAATGGAATGTTTAGATTTATGGTCGAGAATTTCATTGTAAAGACCGAACCTAGTTTAAGTGCGGTTGATATCCTAAGACTTACTCCTTATGTTGGTAATCAAATAAAAGAGATTTTACCAAACCCATTCACAGCATTTGAAGAGGATGCAGAAAAAAACGATTAGTGAGAGGGGCGATTAGAGGTGGAAAAACTAATCCACAAACTGCTTCTCTCATTGTTGTTTACTCTTTATCAAAGGCACTCGGCATCAGTCCTTTGGAAGTATATAAGATGCCTATGACATTAGTAAAGGACTTATTATCGGTGCATCAACAGATAGAATTATTACAGGCGGAAGAACTAGATAGGAATATCAAGAAGGCGAAGGTGTAGTTATGTCGAGAGAGCACGTTAGGCAACAGAAAATGTTGGATGCTATAAATGAATCTTTAAGGATTGCTAAAAACTCTCATGAATTACTCACCAAAGCACAAGTAAATGCAAATAAGGAAACAGATAAAAGCAATAAGAGTCTCAAAGAACAGGCATCAGCACTAATGAGTTCAGGTAAAGCCTTTACTCGTCGTGCATCAATTGTAAAAACCGCCGCTAAGGAAACTAATGGCGTACTCAATCTAGGAAAGAAATCATTCGATAATTATAAAA